TGCGTGAGCGCACCGGTAAGTCTGCTCGTATTAAAGAGCGTCTTAACTAAGATTGCGCACGCGCTACATCCAAAGCGTGTTATAAAACAAGGGGTTAGCGTAATGCTAACCCCTTTTTTATTGCCGGTGTCCACCAATTGCCCACGCAGTGCTTTTTTCCGTGGACAATCTATAGATCCACAAATAAAAAAACCTGCCGAAGCAGGTTCAAAACCACAGTTGTTGCTGATGTTTTTGTGTGGGATGCGGAGGGGCGGGGTCAACCTTGCCCGGTGTCATGATGAAACGTGCAAGTGTTTCATGCGTAACGAATGTGCACCCGCAATTAATGTTTTGACACTGATGATAGCGCTCTTTGGTTTCTTTGCTGAGATAGCGACTCGTACGAGCGTGAGCCGCTTCCATACAAATTGGGCAATGCATCATGATTTTTTATCCCGCCTCGCTTGCTGATATGAGCGCGATAATAAACCTCAATCTTACATTTGCAAGATTAATCTTAAAAAATTAGTGTTTGACTTGTCGGGATTCGATTTATTCATCTTCGCTTGCCTCATAATCTATGTCTGCAAGCTTAACCTCCAGTTCTAACGAGGTGGTGTAACCATTGCTGTTAAGCGCATGGGTTACTTTAGTAATTATCCACGCCTGATCGTCAATGATGCTTTTAAATCCTGATACCGCAACCGGTGTCTCGGGATAAAGATCGGCACGGCCAAGCGCCAGTGTGATGGAAAACTCCGCCACGCCGCGCTGTAGCTTGTCCCATTTCGCCTGCGCCGCGCGCATCGCCTGCGCTTTTGTCGAGAAAACGGTCGTCAGGGCAAAGACGTTATCTGCCTCCCCGGCCATATATTCGCCCTGGCGTGCTTCAGGCTCTTTCTCTTCCTTCTTTTTTGCGTTCGGATGATTCGGGGTGCCCGCCTGCTGCGCCTTTGGCTTGCGCTTCACCTTCACTTTTTTCGGCTTCGGCTCTTTGGTGTGTAGCCACTGCGCCGTTACGCCGGTGTAAGCGCCCCGGTCAGCGATAGAAAATTGATGCCGGTCGCCATCACTGCGGGCGATGGTGACCTGCGGAATGGGTTTCCCGCTCGCGGTGAGCGCCTTTCCGGCCTGGAGGAATAACAGTTTCCCGGATTTAACCGACACCTCGCCGCCGTTCCGGTCAGCGAGCCGCGTCAGAAATTTGATATCCGACTCCTGCGACTGGTCAATATGCGGGATCGCAATCCGGGCAAGCTCAGGTGCGACAGCCGCCTCCAGTTTGTTACGCGCCGCGATGGCTCCGACAATCATGCCGAGGGTTTTATCATGCCATGACTGCTCACGCCGGGAATTGAGCGAGCCCCGAAAATCCGCGCTGCGGGCGCGGATGGTCACCGTATCCGGTGCGCCCCGGTGTTCTACCTCATCCACGGTAAACCGGCCTTTCTCGATAAGCGCCGACCCTTTCCACCCGAGCCAGAGTGACAATACTGCACCGCGCACCGGCAGCACGACCCGCCCGTCGGCGTCGTTGAGCTCAAGGTCAAGCTGGTCAGCCTCAAAGCCCCGGTTGTCGGTCATGGTCAGGCTTATCAGGCGATCGCTGATGTTGCCGGTAATATCCTTGCTCTCGATTTTCAGCATAAAGGCCGGGGTGAGCGTGCTCCCCGGCGAGCTGTAAAGGGCATCAGTCATCAGAACCCCAGCGATGCGGTGATTTTAGTAGCGGCGTCTTTGGCCTTACCGGCCAGTTCACCGGCCTGTTTATTCAGGTCGCCGTAGATGGCCGCGAGCGACTCATCAACACGCGTGAGCGCCAGATTAAACGTGATTTTTCGGGGTGAGCCATCCGTGAAAAACTCCGCGCCGGTCTCGCTGACGCTGTTGATAACGTACATCCCGTAAATCATCCCGTTGCCCGACAGGAGAGGCCACGCCCGCCCCTCTTCAGCCATCAGCCTGACCGCCGTCAGGGTCAGTTTGCCGCCGGTGATCTCCGGGTAAAGCTCACCGCTGAGGGTGATTTTCTCCTCCCCGACGCCGAGAAACTGAAAGGCGTCACGCTTGCCGATGCGGCTGTTTGAAGGCCAGCGATATTCCGCGTCCCGCTGCATGCTCTGAAAGGGCAGCGTCTGGCGCATGAATACGAAAAATCCAAGTGCGAGCATCATGTTATTTGTCCTCCTTATCCGTCGTGTCGCATGCTGGAGCGGTCACGGGCGCGCTTGTCCCGGTCGGCTTTCTCGATGGCGTCCTGCAACTGCCGCCCGAGATCGCCACCCGGCGCGCTGCCGTTATTCATCGTGATGGTGTAATTGCTCTGACGGTTGTCGACGTAGGATTTCCCGCCCGGCGCGGTCACCGGCTGATAAGCCTGATACCCGCCATAGTTTGCAGTCGCCGGGACATAGGCGCTTCCCGTATTTACTGCACCGGCAGTTTCCCCCGCGCGGGCAGCGCTGACTTTTCCGGCGGTCTGGTCAATCGTGCCCGACTCCTTGTTAATCACGCCGAGCTTTTCAAGCACCCAGTCTATGCCCGCTTTCAGCTTGTTAAATGCCCTGAGTGGCAGCATCAGCGAATCCGCCAGCGCCTGCCCGAACCGCACGCCCGCATCCCGGCAGGAGTTGAGCTGCTCCTGCGAGGACTTCACCGGCTCAAGCAGGTTTTTAAACCAGTCCCACGCGGCCTTAAGCTTTTCGCCCAGCCAGTCAAACATCGGTTTAAGGGGGGAAAACAGCTCCCCGACCGGAGCAAATGCGGCCTTAAGCCCCTCCATCACTCCCCCGAAAAAGGCGGAAATGGGCTCCCAGTATTTGCGGATGAGCAGCGCCCCGGCGACGATGGCAACACCAATGGCGACAATCGGCCAGGTGAGCGCGCCGAGTACCGTCATGATCGCGCCGCCGACCACACTGAACACTGTCCCCAGCACGCCCGCTGTGGCAACGATGGCATTGATGCCGGTAATCACCGGCCAGACGACAAGACCGATACCGCCGAGCACCGCTATCACACCGGCAACCGCGCCGGTCAGCATGACGATTTTTGTCACCAGTTCGGGGTTTTTGCCTACCCAGGCATTTAATTTTCCCAGCCATCCGGTGACGGTCTGCGTCAGTTTGCGGACACTCTTGTCCATTTCGGCGAACACCTGAAAACGCAGGTGAGCAAATTCGCCCTGGAGTTTCGCCACATCGCCAGACAGGTTGTCGCGCAGTGTGCCGCCCATTCTTTCAGCGGCTCCGCTGACCTCCCCGAGCTCGTTGCGTGTCCCGGCCAGTGCCGAAAGAAACTTCGGTATCTGGTCAACGGACAAATCTTCTATCGGTGTGCCAAAAAGCATGATGGCGGTGTTTGCCCGCTCTGCCGGGTCTTTGATTTTTAACAACCCCTTCGCCGTCTTCTGCATCGCCTGACGCGCTTTTTCTCCGCCGCTGGCGATGGCTGTCGACATTTTTGCCGCATTCAGGCCGATTTTCTTGTAAGCCTCGACGCTGTTTTTTGACATATCCGATCCGCGAATACTGAACTCTTTAATCGCATCACCGGTTTTATCGAGGGCAAATTTACCCTGACGGGACATATCAACAAGCAGCGACATCGCCTCCGCGCCGGTAAAGCCCATGCTGCGGAAATGGGTCGAATATTCGTGAAGGATTTCCGGCAGTTCACCGCGCATCTGCGCAGAGACTTTCTGCATGCCCGAGACAAGCAAATCCATCGCCTCATCGCTGTTTGCGGCGAGACCATTTTTCATCATGATCGCCGCTATCTGGATGCTCTCCGGCACGTCATTGCCAAAAGTCGTCTGCATATCCAGTGCCTTACGGGTGATGCGGCTGAGCTCTGCCTCACCGGTTGCGCCGAATGTGCCGAGGGTGCTGCGTACTGCGGACAGCGCCTCGGTGATTTGCTCGATGTTATCGCTGACACCCGCGCCGTTAATGTCCTGAATAATGTGCGTGTACTGCTTACCCTGTTCCGCGCTTTCTCCCTGCCGCGCGGCTATCAGCGTGCCGCTTTTCTGTGTTTCCACGACCGGTGCCATCATGCGACTGCCCGCGTACAGGCTCGCCGTTCCGATACCGAATGCCGCTGCGCCGGTGTTTCTCACGCCCGCCGCGATCGCTTTGCCGCGCTCGTACCGCTTACTTACGGCGTTAAGTTTCTCCTGCTGACGGCTAACCCGGATAAGCTCCGCGCGCTGTTGCTCCATCGTTGCGGTAGTGCGGGCGATATCGTTGCGCAGGCTTCGCTCGGCACCGGATAAATTACGCGTATCAATACCCGCATCCCTCAGCGCGGTACGCTGGCGGTGTGCGGATTCTTTGAGGCTGTCATATTTTGTTTTCAGTGCGGCGGCGCTGCGTCTGGCCTCTTCAAACGCCTTAACCTGTGCGCGTGTCGGGCTGGCTGTGCTGCGCATCTCTGCGGCCAGTCTGGCGACATTCTCCTGCGCTTTTTTCATGGCGTGACCGGTGACAGCCAGCTGACCGCTGGTCTTACGAAAGCCCTCAATGCGGCCAGCCTGCGCATTCAGCTCCCGTAACTCACCCTGTGAGGTGCGGATATTTCCCGCCAGCGTGCGGCTGGCGTCCTGTACGGCTTTAAACGGGCGGGTCGCCTGGTCAACGGCCTTGAGCAATACCTGAAGTTTTACATCACTCATTGGTGTTTCCGCTTCGCTGGAACGCTTTTTCGCGCCATGTGGTGAGCTCGGTCAGGCTCATGGGATAGAGCTCTGATGGCGGCCAGTGAAAGATCACCGCGATATCCGCCATCAGGTCATCAACCGACAGATTTTTCGGGAAGGTTACTGCGCCGAACTCGGCGACAAAAAACCGATCACCTTACCGGCCAGCGCCACAAGATCAGGCAGCTCCAGCGCCGCAACCTCATGCTCGGTCAGTGACGGCGCGGTCACGCGCGGCAGCACTTTAATCAGCGCATCGACGTCAGAATTTGCCACCGAGGCCAGACTGACGCCGCGCAGTGTACCGGCGGTGGGTTTAATCAGGGTGACCTGGTCGATAATCTGCTCGCCGCGTTTTACCGGGTTTTCCAGGGTGATTACGTTATCGTTTGTCATGGTGTTCTCGTCTTAATCAGGTTTCAGGGTTAACCGGCCAGCGGCGCTGGCCGGGTGAGCATTACAGGCCGATATTGCGGCGGTGCTGTTCGAGGCGGTCGGTGCCGTTCACCTTCTCGACCATGTTGAGGGTGTCGATTTCGATGAGCTCTTTACCGTCCATCGTCAGGCGGAAATAGGTGCAGATAACCGAGATTTTCGACTCGGTGTCTTCGCCCTGTTTGCCCTCGCCGGTGTCGATTTCCTTCTGACGCCCCCGCATGACCACCTCAACGGCCACGGTTTCGCCGGTGTCGTCACGCTGGTAGGAGCCTGCAAAACGGATCGGCACGGCATCAACGCCGGTTGCGCCGTAGAGCTCCCAGATAGCGGAATCGGGGAAGCCACCGAGCGACCACTCCATCGAGAGGGCATCATCATCGAGCCCCATATCAACCGGCGCGACGCCGTTCATCCCCGCCCCGCGATAGTTTTCCAGCTTGCGGGTGAGCTTCGGCAGGGTGATGGATTTGGCGATCCCCTGATAGCTGAACCCATTCAGAAACACATTCATGTATTTGAGTTTGCGCGGCATGGCCATGTAGTCAGGCTCCTTATTTGCTGTTGACGGCCGAGACCAGCGTCGCCAGATATTTATCGGTGATGCGCTGGCGCAGGGTCAGATTTTCGAGAGGGGGAACCGGCGTATAGTCATAGTCGATATACAGTTTTCCGGCCTTGAGGGTCTCCTTGTCGTTGGCTTCCTCGTCAAACCAGCAGGTCGCATCGATGATGTAACCGTTAGTTTTCAGCTCGCGGAATTTGGCATTGATGCCATCAACGATGTCGCGGATGAGCGTCGCGGTGATCGGCTTGTCGACCGCCCACATATGCGCCGCCGCCATCGTGTCAGCGATAACCTGTGCGGTGCGGGTGTAGTTCTCAAACAGGAATAACGGATCGTCCGAACAGGTGCGGTTACCCCAGAAGCGGAAACCATCCTTGCGGACAAGCGTGGTGATGCCCGCCTCGTTGAGCAGGTCGGCATCGGTGCCGGGCTCCTGTAAATCCCAGAACACGCTCGCGCTGATGCCGGTGACGCCGTTCACGCCAACGTTAGAGAGGGTTTTATGCCAGCCGACAGACTGGTCGATGGCGGCGCGCAGGCCGAGCGCGCGGGCGGTGGCGTAAGCCGTGGCGGTGGTGCTGGTCACGGTGTCCCAGGCGAGAAAATCCGGCCAGATGACCATCAGCTCGCGCTGGCTGAAGTTGTCACGATAACCGATGGCCTCCGATACCGTTTTGCAGCCCCACGCGCTGATGTAGCCAAACGCGCGCAGCTTCTGGCAGACAGGCGCAAGGGCGCTCGCCACCTCATGCGTGTCGTAACCCGGCACGCCAAGAATGCGCGGTTTGACGCCGGTCACCGCTTCGGCGGTAAGCAGTGCTTTCAGGCCGGTGTATTTGCCGTTTTCATCCGTGGTGCCGATGATGTTGGAAATCGTCTGTGCGAATGCGGCCTCCTTATCGGTGCCGGTGCCCTCGGCAACGCGAACAACGACAATCACCGGTTTTGACTGGTCGGCGATGGCCTGTAGCGAGGCGGCAAGGGTGCCTTTTTTCCCGGCCTTAGCGATGGCGCTCTGGACGCTGGTAATCAGTACCGGCTCATTGAGAGGGAACGTTGCCGGGTCGGCATCGCTGGCCGTGCAGACCATGCCGACAATGGCCGTTGAGACGGTGGAAATAACGCGCGTGCCGTCGTTGATTTCGACAACCTGCACACCGTGATGATAATCACTCATCCGTTTAACTCCGTGGTGTTGGGGTGAGTGCTATTTTCCAGGGTGTGCGGGGGCGGGGCTATTTATCCGGGATGGGTGCCGTGCTGGACAACAACGGACAAGAAAAATATATCGTACTGCTGCGCTTGTTGTTGATAAGCGCCAGGCCATGCTTAACGTAACGCATGAAGAATACACGCCAGCCCGGGGAAACAGGCGCACTGATGGGCATATGTAATATCGTGATTATAAGAAGACCCGCGCAAAAACATTGCCCTCACGATGGAGGGCTTTTTTGTGCATCAGGCCGGTTTTTCAGGCCAGGTAATCTCTGATGCTTCGGTGTCTATTCTGTTGAGAAACACCCGGTATTTTTTCCACGCGGCAAGCTGCGCCTGCTCGTCACCGGTGGCAATCTCCAGCTCGACGGCATCCTGTAGCGGCGCAATAGCTTCGCTTGCCTGCGTCATCAGCACGCTTTTCATTTCCGTCACTTTCGCCATTCTCGCGGCGCGTTCTGCCTCAGGGTCATCAACCCATTGTTTGCCGTCCCATTTCTGGTAACTGCCGGTGGGTGAAAGCAGGGTGACATTTTCAGGCAGTGCGCCCGGTGCAGTAATATGGATCTGCTCCCCGGTAACAGTATCAAACACCGTCGCGCCGCGGTGATCGTCCATTACATTCCAGCTGGCGGTTTCTGCGTCAAACACCGCCACTTTACCGGCAGACGTCTGCGGGGGAAGGACGTCGGTGCAGTATGCGGGTAGCCCTGTCTGCGGCGGAATATACGCATTTCCTTTCCCGATAAATTCCCCGGTTTCCGCGCTCAGATTATAGACGGTGATTGTCCTCGGTTTGTCGGACATTCTGAACATTATGCAAGCCTCACGATGTAGTTAAATGCGATGTTTTTAACGGTGTTCTCATCATTGCCCGCCCCCGCGACCGTCACGGTGTGGCTGTGCGCACCAATCGCCACGGTGTGCGAGTGCGCCCCCAGGGCTAAGGTGTGACTGTGTGCACCGATGGGAACACTGTGCGCATGTGCGCCTGCGGCACCTGTCAATGCCGATGTTGCGGCACTGCGGCTACCCGCCGTGTAATTCCCTGCGGAGGCAGCCACCACCCCGTAAAGCGCCACATCCGGCGGCGTCCTCACCCCCGAAACGTGCGTATGTTCGCCCGCCGTGTTGGTTGACTTCGTTCCGTAATCAAACGTGCTCGTCGCCCTGGTGCCATAGTCAAATGCGCTGGTTGCTTTCGTCCCGAGATCGGTGCTTGAGGCGCTGGCGCTGTGGGCATGAAATTTAATGCCGTCCAGTTCCTGAGATAACACGGCGCGCCCCCCTGCCGGTTTACCTTTCACCGTCCAGCCGCGCATATCGGGGATCACACCTGACGGATACGCCGCCGCCAGAAACGGATACGCGGTTTTATTGAACGACTGCCCCGCCATCAGGGCATAGCCTTCGGGGATGTTGTCAGACGGCCACGGGATCGGGGTGCCCACCGGACAGGTGTTATAACCGTCGTGGTGGATCATTTTCCAGCCGTTAAATTTACCGTCGCAGACAGCGGCAAAACCGATGTATTTGCCGTAGAAATCAATCCCGATTGTCGTGTTGTAACCGACGCTGTTGCCGTGAGCAGAATTGATGTAATGCTTCCAGGGGTGACCGCCGGGCATCCCGTTTAACGCGGAGGGCGAATTAAAAAAACCTGAACGCTGGCGCAGCTCAACCGCAACATCACCGATAAGCTCAGCGTAGGTATTGAGCCCCGCCCCTTTCGGGACGCGTCCCTCTGCATTTTCATTGGCTCTCACTGCCGTATCGTAGGCTGTTTTGACCGCTTTTGGCGTCGCGGCAAGCACCTCCGTGTTGCTGTCGGTGCCGCTATAGAGCCGGGTAATACCTTTCTGCGCCGTGGTGGCATCCTGCGCAACATATTTTGAGCTCGCATAATCAACCACGGCTTTAAGCGCTTTTGATGTGGCGGCGTGCGCTTCTGACTCGCTGTCAGTTGCGTTGCTGAGCTGCACGATACCTTTTTGCGTCGTGGTGGCGTCCTGCGCCGTATATTTGGCGCTGGCAAGGTCATACGCCGCCTTAACAGCTTTCGGGGTTGCTGCGAGCGTCTCGGCAGTGCTGCCGGTCGCGCTGCTCAGTTGCACAATACCTTTGCCCGCCGTGGTGGCGTCCTGAGCGGTGTATTTGGCGCTGGCAAGGTCATACACCGCCTTAACAGCTTTCGGTGTGGCAGCGAGCGTCTCCGACGGGCTGTTGGTCGCGCTGCTGAGCTGCGTAAAGCCTTTTGCGCTGAGCGTCGCGTCAGGGTGGCGGCGCGACTGCTCATGCTCAAGGAGCTTACTGTCAACGTAATCCTGCGAGGCCATCACGGTTGTGGCGTCGATACTCAGCTCAACGGACGCCAGATCCGACAGTATGATAACCATGCGCAGGGTCTGCGCGCGCCCGGAACCCTCTTCGAGTTTTGGCTTATAACTCTCGGCCATGTTGCTGACGGCAACCAGCGTGCCGGTGTCGTCATAGAGCCCCATTTCACGCAGCCAGAACCCGCCCGTTTCCGGCGGGATAACCAGCTCGGCCACGATGTAATTCTTGTTTTTATTGTCCTGGCTGATTTTATTAAGCTTATTGCGCCAGGCTTCATTAATCAGTTGTGTCTGGCCTGCGTCGGGCTGGGGAAGTTTACCGCCGCCGTCGCCGACGGCCATCGCGGTAATGTTCACTTTCTTACCGCCCGGAGCGAGCGCGGCGGCAAATTTTGCCGCGCCTGCGGTGGTGACCACCGTTCTGTATTTTGCAGTCATGCTTTTCTCACTTAACCCGGATAAACCGTAATAATGTCGCCGTCGTAACCCGCCCCACCGGCGAAGAGATATCCCGCAACATCCTGAATAATATTGAGCCCGATAAGATGGCGGCTGGCCGGTTTCGCATCGGCAATAAGCCGCTCCATCTCCTGATACATTTCCTCCGAAATGCCGGTTTCGAGGACGCCAATATCAAGCCGGAATGTGCCTGGCGGCTCGTTGTTTTCCCACCACTCGATAATGTTGATGACATAGCCGAGCGGCTCAACGACACGACGCACTGCTCCTATGGTGCCCTTGTGGCAGTGGATGAAATACGCGCTGCGGATCACATCGCGCTTCGTTTCCTCCGGCCATTTCTCATCCCACCGGTCGACCGAAAACGCCCAGGCCAGCCACGGCAGGAGCTGCACCGGGCAGGTGTCGGGATTCCACAGTCTGCGCAGCGGTATCGGGGTGTTTTCGATATCGGCACAGGCACGCGCCGCCGCCACCTCAAGCGGGGACGAGCCCACCGGCAACAGGCGCGACTCACTCATCAGAACCCCCGATCACAATCTGATAATCCGTGCAGTAAGAGGCCTGGGTGCTGTCGAGCACAATGTCAGAAACCGGCGCGGCGAGCTCGACCCGCTGCACCCCCTCAACGTGCAGGGCGGCATAAATGGCGGATTTGCGGATATCGCGCCCGAGCCGGTGCTGCGCGGTG